ATTACCGTACGTGGATCTTCCGACCATATTTGCTACATCTTTACCAGATAATTTTGCGCCTGTTGATCTAGAAATATTTGCCATATAGGATAGTTTTTCAGCACCAGTCCTTTCGTCTGCTTCTTGTAATACTTCAAATATCTTCATATTATTATTTATGCCTTTTTCTTGCTGGCCCAATACGCGGCGATACCAGCCAGTCCTGCTGATGCTTTTGGTCCTACTCTACCTCTTGTAATTTTAGGACCTAACTCGTGTGCGGCATAGGCTGTTGCGCCTGCTACTGCTAAACGTTTTAGTGTGCTTTGATTAGTTGCCTTATCTAGTTCAGTGTTTGTAGCATCTGGTAATAGATAGTTTCTTTCTCTTGCTAAGTCGTTTAATGGCTTATACAGTTCGCTTCGTACAGCCTTTGCTCTCATGAGATGTAATAATCTTGTTACTGCTAATTGCTTTGATCTGTATTTCAATCTTGACCAATCAGATATTAAACGTCTTACTGCTAGTAACGGAGTACTGGTAATACCTAGTTGATACTGTAATCTTAATAAGAATGTCACATTAGGTTTATTACCTTTGCCTAACTGTTGTAGGTACATGTGTAATCTTCTTTCGTCAAAATTAATTGTTTTCTTTTTAGCACCGGATGGTAACTCGTCATATTTTTTATTAACAAAGTATGCCATTTGATACAAGTCAGTCGATGTGACTCTGTTAGCCATAAACTTGCCATATGATGCTGATTTTTTAGAATAGTTTCTGCCAAACTTAACTGTACTAGCATCTAGTACAAACATTGTGTTTATCAACACAAACACAAAAAGTAATTCTGTAATATCATCCTGATTATATGCTTTGAACCCGTTAGTTGCTCTATAAAGTCTGCTTTCATTTAATTCTGGTAATAGTTGTAAGTCCATTATTATGCGCCGGGTTTTCCTGAACCAAAGTTTTTAAGACTAAAGTCTAATCTGTCAACTAATTTAATTGCGTTTCCAATATGATCAACAGCAACAAATCCTTCTTCGCCAGTTACCTCGTAATCACCTTCGGCATTTTGTACAAACGTATCAATTTGTTTTACGTTTGCTAATTTTTTAACAATCATTTCTTTTGCTCTGATAAGATCTAAGTATACTACATACGCACTTACTATCTCTTGCGTGTTATCCTCTAGAAATTTAATTCCGTCAAGCATTAATTGTGTTTTAGTAACTTTGTTCTTATCTAATTTAAGACCTTCAATTGCTTTTTTCATAACAGTTTTATAATCAGTTATGAATGCTGTAGCAAACGCGGCTGGGTCTTTTTCAAATTGGCCTTGGTCTTTGATAATTTTATTAACACTGGTCTTTATTCTTTCTCTTAAGTCTTGACCAAACTCGTTATTCTTTAAAAACTCTAAGTTGCCCATGTTTGATAAATTTTTATTGGCATCTTCTATTGCTGATTTAAGCATTGCGGATTCGTCTGCTGTCATTGTTACTTGTCCGGAGTAGTCTTTGATAATTGCATCCCTGTACCATACACCGGCGTTACTGCCGTCACCTAAAGCACTTGCGTCATAACCAAATTTGGCATTCATATCTGCTAGTGTCGGACCACCTACATATTCTGTGTGGAATACTATTCCTATGTTTGATGATAAAATTTCTTTTGCTAAATCGCTGTTCTTGGGTACAGCATATATAATAGTGTTAGGCTTAAATACAATGTATTCTTCACCTTTGATATTTGCTGTCTGTATATCTTCTTTGGCGCACCAAAGAAGATCGCCTTGTACAACACCTGTAAAGTTTAACTTTCGTAAATTGGTAAATGCTGTTGCTAGTTTTTTTCTAAGTCCTTCGGAACTTTTATTTTCGCCTTTTACAACTTTATCTGGATGATTTGCTTTTATGTCTGCTAAACTCTTATTCAGTTTAGGATTCTTATTGAATACTCCTTTAGTACCAACAAAAAATTTACCATCAGCAGGATCAATACCAGCAAATATAGCCGGTGCGCCGTCCCATTTTGTTGTGAGGTTAAAACTTGTTTTAGCATTTCCTTTCAGCATTTCATAAAATCCTACAAGATGCTGTATAGCGGCCTTGCCGCCTGGAAGTCCGTCATTGAATATTAAATCTTCTAGATGTTCTAAATGAGTGTTTTTGTTTTCGTCCAGTCTATGGTAAATTATACACTCTTTAAGATATCTTTTTGTTAGATCTACTGCTCTCATTTCTGAAGTCCTAACATTTTATCTAATTTACCTGCGCCTCTAGTAAGAAGAGTTGAGGCCGCACCTCTCGCCGCATTTGGATTGCTGGTAACAGTATATGCTGATGATGTTGGGTCATCCGGATCTGTTAGATTACCTAGTTTATCTTTCATCTTACCAATTAAACCAAGTTTAGGAGGTTGCTTGAGAAGAGCATTTACTATTGCTGTGCTAATTTTTTTGCCTTCTGGTTCTGTTGGGTCTATTTTGATATATGTGGTTTTATTAAACAGTATGTAGAACGCAGGACTTTGTCGTAACGTTGATTTCATATCAGTATCATAAACCGGAACAAACACATTTCCTATTGCTAATCCTTTGTATTTTAGATCAGCGGCGTCTGTTGAACCTAAGGGTACTATTCCGCCTTTAGGAAATAATTTTTTTACTTGGCCTTTATCAAACTGATCCGGTAACTCATCGGCTTTATTTTCAGTTTGTATGTTGTTTATTACTTCAAATATCTTCATTTTTTGACTCTTTAACTATTTGAACGCCTTTAGCAAAACGTTCTGGCTTTCTGCCTTTGATGGAATTTACTAATCTACGTTGTAAATCCAAAGCCTGGGAGTCGTCAAAATTTTCTTCTATCAAATCGATTAGATTAATAGCACTTTTAATTATATGGTTACCTCTAGTGGCGACCACATCTAATTTATTTCTTTCTGATACTACAGAATTTAATTCTTCTAATATCGATTTTCTATTTATTGACATACTCTTATTCCTGCTATTAAGCATATTTATCTAAATATCACTTTTTCTTGAGTAAGTCTCTGAGCGCCAATCCTTGCAATTTGGTCTCGTCTACTGAAGAAGTTGTATTATCGTTCTCTTCTGTGCGTATTGCTGATGATCTTTGTAGGTCAGCAACCAATGTAGCAGTTTGCATAGTATCATATGCTTCGTCGTCATCATCGAGATCTTCGATACGCAATGTTTCAGGGTTAAATTTCAAGTCTACTTTACTGCCTACACCGCTACTAGAACGTGTTTTCATAAATTGTATTTGATATCTACCACGCTCTCTCATGGCGTTACTTGTAAAGATACCTATAACATTATCTGCTGTTTGTATTTTACTAATACCACCGGCAATATGACTGTGATCGAATTCAATTTCTTCTACAGCACCCCTATTTAACTGCGATGCTGTAACTAATAGTATGTTTAGTTCTACTGCTAAGTTACGCAATTCCTCAGATACATACTTGTCTTTAATAAACAAGTCACTTGCTGATACTTTACCGCTCATAGGCATCATAAGATCTAAGTAATCAACTAACAAACAATCTACTTTAATACCTGTTTGTATTTCGTATTCTCTTATGAACGAACGTATGTCATTAGCATTAACACCATTTGACATCTGTTTGATTCGGAATTTGCCGGCACCTTTGCCCTTCATTACTACTTTTAAATGAACATCGTCCATGTTTTTCATAACATCTCTAGTAGCATACTCACTAACCATAGCATCGATACGCATACTTGACAGTTGTTCACTAAGTTCTAAACTTAGATAAACTGTGTTAAGTCCTGCTTGACTCCAATTGACTCCTAAGTTTTGTAGGAATAAACTTTTACCTGCTCCAGAGCCTCCAGCAAATACTGTTAATTCGCCTCTGTTTAGTCCGCCAAATAATTTTTGATCAAAGTTTTTCCACCCTGTACTGATAGCACCTGCTTGATCTTTAATCCATTGTAATCTTTCTTTAGGATTTTCATAATAATCTAAACCAAAATCACTTACTAATCCAACGCCACTTGCTTCTTTGATAAGTGCTTCTACACTACCATAGTCGTGCTGTTCTAGTAAGTCTGTGCTGTCTAGTATGGCTTTCTCTAATGCCTTGTGTCTACAGAAAGTTTCGAACTCATCCATAAACCAATTCATATGACTTTCATGAGCATTTTCGACAGGTTTTAATTCAATGCCGTTTACTGCTTCTAGTTGTTCGAGTGTCGGAATACTCGCGTACTTGTTAGCATGATCTTTTAAGAACTCTACAGCATCTCTATATTTTCTATTAAACATATAAGGCTCAACAATATTGTTTACCCTTACAAATACATCAGGATCTGTAACTAAGAATCTTAGGAACAATTCTTGCATATCTTCGCCGTATTCTTTTATATCACTCATAACATTTTACTCTGTACTTCAATCTTAATTTTATTTGCGACAGCATATTTAATTATACTAGATAATGTCAAAAGTCTGCCATACTTGGTAACCGCATCACCAACATCTTTACAATCTGTGTGCCAAGGTGGGAAACTTACTTCCCACCCTAGTTCAGCGGCCTGCCTTATCAAGTCTTTGCCCGGAGCATCTCTATCTGGACAAAGTATTACTCTTTTATTTAATGAATTTATCTGCTGTATCTGTCTTTCATTCATGCTATTACCTAGTACACTTACTCCGTCTATAAGGATAGCATCTATTACACCTTCTGTAACAACAACAATTTCTCTATCTGAGTAAATGTACTTGTCAATGTTAAACACATAACCGGATTGACTGTTGTTTATATACTTTGGTGTTTCTTTTGAAGGAGGATTTATATGTCTTCCTACATAACCTACTATTTCTTGGTTGTAGTAGAACGGAATAATCAATCTATTTTTTAACATTAGGCTATCGCATACAAAAAAATCATATTGTGTTTTTAACAATCCTCTACTGTATGCGTATTCTAATATGTCGCTATGTGCTTTATTATATGGTAGTTGAGGAATATCATTTAAACTGATAGCATTTGGAATTTCAACTGGTTTAAATTTTTCATAACTTACTACAATATCATCTGTTTCGCTATCAAACTCTTCAATCTTCATAAGTTCTAGTACAAGTTTCTTTACACTTTCATTAGTTGCGCCTAACTTTACTACAAGATCCTTATACTTTTTACCAATCTTCTTACTAGGACTCCAGCCTGTAGAGAATCCACAGTTAAAACAATTAAATGCTATTTTAGGCCCAGTAGCAATTACTCCTGCTCTGTTTCTTCTATCATTACACATAGGGCAACTAAAAGTAACCCAGCCAGCAGGTGTCTTTTTATGTTTGTGCGGTATATGAGATGTAAGTAACTCGTGTACCTGTTGTATTGCTTCAGAGTGCTCCATTGCTGTTATTATACTGTATTAGATGTACTTTGTCAAGTCAAATTGTATATGTTCTATATCTTCTTTATATTTGTCTAGGATTTTATTAATAATAATAGGATTATCAAAAATTTCTGAGTCGTTTCGGTTATCGTCTGCTAAATGATATGAATTATCGTACTGGGGTATGTCTAAGTTTAACACTTCTGTGAAAAAATTATGAATATTTTCTAAATGGATATGCTGTACATTATTGTTAAGGTTGCCATATCTGGTGTACCAACTAGGTTCTATTTCAAAACACTCACTATTAACATAATCTTCAAATGTAAACACCGTGATGTCTTTTTGTTTTGTTTCTGCTAACCACCTATGTAGACTTCTTTCTCTTTCAAAAGGAT